CTTTAAATTCTTTACATGTAGTATTAGCGTATGAGGTATCATATATCTCGATCCTAGAGGCTGTTATTGCACATCCTAATAAAGATATTTCAGAATCCGATATAAATTCTGGATTATCACATAATGAATATGGTGGTTTTTTAATAGAATTAATTAAGTCTTCAATAATTTTCTTTCTATTTTTTGTAACTTTTCCATTAGTGATAAGATCATTTAACTTACTAAGCAAAGACTCTTCATTAGAGTTTTTAACATATTCAGATTCTTTTTTTGTTAATTCACTCGCTATACTTAATTCAAACAACATGCCATTTCTTGTTTTTTTACAATAATCTAATGCTCCAACACCAATTAAGGCTTTAGCTGCTGTTGAATTTATATTTAATAACAACGACATCAAAATATCTATCCAATTCATTTCAGATATATTTAAGCTATTATTATTGATGACATCTTTTATTTTCTTAAAAACAGATTCACCAACACCCTTTATGTCAGTTAGTCCAAAATATATTTCTTGATTATGTAAAATAAACAATTGATTTAATAGTCTAATATCTGGTATGCGAATAGAGATATTCATTTCATTAGCGTTTTGAACCAATTCCTTTATTTCTGCTTGGGGATCAATTTTGTCTTTGGCAAATCTTAGATATGATGCAAAAAAGACTTTGGGGAAATGAGCTTTGGCATATGCCGATAAGTAAGCATTGATTGCATAAGAAATGCTGTGGGACTTATTGAATAGATATCTTTGGCTTTTTTCAATCCAACCGAAAATTTGATCTGCCTGATCAGTCGTTACAATACCAGATTTTTCACATCCATTAATAAATTTAGATTTCACCTTGGCCATATCTTCAGCCTTCTTTTTACCAATAGCCTTTCTTAACATGTCTGCTTCTTGAAGATCAAACCCAGCAATAGCCTTGGCTATTTCCATAGTTTGTTCTTGATAAATCATTTCGCCATATGTCGGCTCAAGAATTGGCCTTAATGAAGGATGAAAATAATCTATAGATTCCGCATTGTTTTTTCTATCAATATAATGATTACTAACGCTCTTGCCATCTCTAATTGCTTCTAAGCATCCTGGTCTCATAATACTAATTAAAGCTGATAACTGCTCTATATTTTCTGGTTTTAACTTTTTAGCCATACTTCTACCTAGACGGCTTTCTAATTGAAAACAGCCCTTAGTATTACCGTCAGAAATCAAATCCCATGTTCTTTGGCACTGTAAATTAATTTTTTCTATAACAGGATCGAACTTTAGGCTGTTCTTCTCTGCTTCAAATTCAAACTTACATCCACAAGGGTACTGAAAATATTTCATATTATGTTAGAAAACGAATCCTTAAATTTAATTTTATCTGATAGACTTCTATGAAGTTTCATAAATCTGATTAATATTTGAGCGCTATCTCTCACATCTTTTAATGCGTCGTGTGCCCCATCTTTTGATATTCCTAAATAATCTCTAACACTATCTAATGTATAGCTCTTAAGATCAGCATTTCTTTCAAACCAGTAAAATACTAAATTCATTATATCCAAAACATCTCTTGGATAGAAGATATCACTTCTTTTTTCTTTATTTACATTGTTATATTTTTGACTCAATCTTTCTGTAAGTTGAAGATCAAATCTATTTATATTATATCCAGCAGCAATTGGCGCACTAAATTGACTTTTCTTAGATGTTCTACTGTGATACTTATCTAAGTAATTTATAAACATGTTCCAAGACTGATTTTGTTTTGGATATTTATACCAAGACTTTAAAACTTCTTCACTACTACATCCTTTAACTTTAGCATGAAAGTCTAAAATATCTGTGGTATATTTATAATTGTCATTATCTTCTAAGACTTCTGGTTTAAAAAAAACATTAAATTCAGAATCTGGAATAATGGATAAGCTTATAGGATCTACCATTAAAGCAGCTATTTGAACAGGACTACATACTCTTGGGTCAGTACCATCCGTTTCAAAATCAAAAACGCATATTTTATTATAATTAATCATTCGGCAGTCTCTACCTCTGTAATTGGAGTAACTTGTACTTTTGTTGATCTGTTATCTGCTTGAACAGCATTTAATACAGAACAACAACTAACTCTTTCTTCAGGTATTTTAATATACTCAATTGAGTTCATAGTAAAATGCTGACCATTTGTAACTTCAGAAAACTTCTTAGTAGCCATACTCACTCTCCTTTTAGTAAAATGTCTTGAATTGTCATAATTTTGTCTAACATAGCAACACCTAAAATGTCAAATTTGATCACACCAATACTTTCTAAGTCTTGCATTTCCATACCGGCTATTGTTTGACCAGCTTTAGAATCATAAATCATAGGACAAATAGTATTGAGAGATTGATCGCCAATAACAACTCCTGCCGCGTGTTTTGATTGATTAGACTTTGTTCCTTCTAATCTTATAGCCTGTTCAAATCTTTTTGCAAGTGGTCCTTGTAATTCTCCCTTTTCATCATAAAAGCACCATTCCTTAAGTTTATCAGCATTATTCTCTAATGCCCATCTAATAATTGATGCTTCTCCGGTTTCTTCTTTCATTTCTTGCAATTCATCTGAAATTTTGGCTTCATCAGGAATGTTTTTTGTAATTTTGTTCATTTCTTCAAATGAAATATTTCCATAAACTCTTAGAACATCCTTTAGTGCTCCTCGTCCCTTAATCGTGTTAAAAGTTATCATTTGAGAAACTTTGTCTTTGCCGTACTTTTGTTTTATATATTCAATTACATTTTCTCTTTTATTGATTGGTACGTCAACATCAATATCTGGCATGCTTACTCTGTCTTTGGTATTTCTTCCAGCATTATAAAATCTATCAAATAATAGATTATATTTTATGGGATCAATACTAGTGATTCCAATTAAATAAGACACTAGACATCCAGCAGCACTACCTCTTCCCGGTCCAGGAAGCCATTGGTTGTCTCTGACATAATTCACTATATCTTGAACAATTAAAAAGTAACTAGATAATCCTGCAGATTGCAGAATACCAAGTTCCGACTTGATCCTTTCTGCATAAATATCTTGCTGATCTTTTGGAATAATATTTGAGATTTTATCACGCCAGCCATTCCTACAAAGTTGTCTTAAATATTCGTCAACATTAAATCCAGATGGACATTCAAATGGAGGAAGTCTTGGCTTATCTAATATATTATATTGTTCACACATTGACGATACCCAATTAGTATTTTCAATTTCTTCTTCTGTATGAAGATCGTTCATTTCTTCTTGAGATAAAATATGAAAATTGTCCGATTCAAAAAAGCAACTCATTCCAAAATCTTCTTTATTTTGAACTTTACGACTAATTTCTGGAAATGTTGTTTTAAGATTATTGCACAGTAGTATTCTTTGATCTATAGCATCGTCTTTTGTTGCATAATGAGCATCTGGAGTGCATATGACCTTAGTATTAGTTATTTTCCCCAGTTCTCTAATCATGTCCGTCAACACAGATTGAATTGGCGTAGCATCCTTATCCATTAGCTGGGACTCTAAGAAAAAGTTATCCTTGCCAAAGATATCTTTTAATTTGCCAATATATTCTATACCAATATTTTTCCAGTCTGGCTCAGGACTATTATTGATCAATATCTTATCTGCCAATAGAGATCCAAGATGTCCGCAAAAGCCAATCATATTACCATCACAGAATCGTCCCAGATTCTCCAGATCGAGGCGTGGCTTGTGATAATAAAAGTCTGGTCTGTTGGATTCAGAAACTAGAGATATTAAATTTTGCCACCCCTTGAGGTTTTTAGCCAAAACAATAAAATGGGTTAAGTCTTTATTGGTTTTTTCTTGAATGCTTGGATTTTGATCACATAAATATAGTTCGCAACCAAGAATTGGTTTAATTCCTTTTCTTAGCATTTCACTGTAAAATTTTACAGAACCCGCTATGTTTCCGTGGTCGGTAATTGCACAAGACGTTGCTCCAATATCCAAACATCTTTTAGAGATCTGTTCTGGCTTTGATAATCCATCCAATAAAGAAAAATGAGTATGACAATGTAGTGGGACGTAGTTTTTCATTCTGTGCTTCCGGGTGCTTTGTACTTACTAATAGTGTAACCAGGAGAAGTATATTCGTCAACCACAGCATTTACTCCTTTTACGCTAACGTCGTGTTTTATTTGTTCACACTTAGTCATCAATGAGTCTTTAGAACATATTTGACCATCTCTATATTCTTGTTGTGCATGTACATGAGTATTTTCAAAAGTGGTTTTGCCAAAATGACATAATTTATTGCACTTCCATGTTCTATTTAATTTAGGAATTTGAGAATTTTTAATAATTTCAAATTTATTTTTTAACATTAATTCTGTACTTGTTAAATCTGACTTATTAAAACATATCGAGAATGCACCACCATCATTAATAAAAAAGATAGACACAATTATGTGTTCTATTTCTGGATACAACTGTTGAATAGCATAATGATACATTTTCAACTGAGGGTCATTTTGTAATTTCTCATGAGTTTTTTCTTGTCCAGTTGCCCAATCTAAGCGTCTCCCAGTTTTCCAGTCTATTATTTCTAGTGTTGAATCATCTACTTTTGTAATTAAATCGATAGTTCCTTTAATAGCTAAATTTCCACTAAGATCTCCATCTTTAGTCTTATAATTAAATTTGGCCCAATCAAACTTTATTGGTATATCAAAATGTTGTTCTGGACAAACTATTGTACGATTTCTAGGATCAAACATTCCATCATTGTATGAAATAGCCTTATATACCCATTTGTTACAATCCTTATAATCTTTATCTTCCCATTCATGATGAACAAACTGGCTGGTATAATAAGCATATACTTTTTCAATAATAGTATCCAGAGAATATTTTTTAACTGAAATTGATCCTATAGCATCATCGTTTAATTTGCTGATTCCATTTTGTTCAGCTTGTTTTATACATGCGAGAATTTCAAGAACTTTATGTACTATAGTTCCTTTATCGGCTTTCTTATTAGATGGAGATCTAATACCCAAAACATATTCAATAAAATATTGTTGTTCACACATACTGTGTGTGTTATATGAACTACTTCTTAAGTATGTAATTATAATGATAGTATTCCTTTATCCATAAGATATTGATGTATAAGCTTATTTTGTTCTCCAATAGTCATATAGTTATTTTCAACAACAAGATCAAATTTTTCAGAGGGGTATCTGTCAGGGTCTAGTGCTATTTCACTGTCATGATCAGAACTGTATGGATTTCTTGTTAATTTTATTACTAATCCTCCAGCGTTCTGAATTGCTTCAACTTCATTAGGAAATCTACAATCAGCAATAATGGCTAATTGTGGTTGTTCTAATTTGATTTTATTGATTGTGGCTGATGCCCAAACGTCATTTTTCATTTTGCGAAATAAATCAGTACCAACAAATTGCATAACCTCTCGTGCGGTTAATCTAACATCTTGCCAATAGCACTCTGTAAATGTATTTTTATTTTCATCGCTTCCATAACATTGATCATATGATAAGCCTAAAACATTCATGCATATATCTTTTTTTAATGGATCCGCAAAGTTATATATTTGTGGTATTCCTAGCAAAGAACCAGCGTAACAATTAGCCACAAATTCAGAACAGGTTGTTTTACCAGACTGCTTTCGTCCAGCAAACGCAATAATTTTCATGTTATACTCTCCAGTATTGGTTGTAAGAATGTTTTAACAGAATCGGGCGACATGCAGGCTATATCATTATGTTCTAATATTGGCCTATATACTTTATATGTCTTATGACATTTTTGAATAATTTGCTCGGCAGCTTTTTCTCCAGCCTCATCATTGTCTGTTAATAATATGAGATTCATCGCACCCGATCCATCTAATAAAATCTTTTGTTTATCGCTTAATGTTGATCCAAATATTGCAACACTGTTATGGAATCCTGCTTCTTCTAGTCTCCATACATTGCCTGGGCTTTCAACAATAATTGCTGTGGTCGTTTGCATAATATACTCTTTAGCAAACCAAAAATTATATAAGCAATTCTGACTTTTAAAATTTGAACTATGTTTCCATTTAGAAAATTTCCATGCTTCTTCTACAGAAGGACACGAATTATTAGGGTCATGAAAACTCTTGCATTTATCACACTTTTCAAATACGCTTCTCCCAGAGCATCCTATCATATATTTATGATCAGCATCATATATGGGAGCTACTGCTCGTTGATACATTTCTTTACCAGAAGTATTACATATCCCAATATCATATTTATTTAGTACAGACGATGAGTATCCTCTTGAGATATAATAATCAGCTGGTATATTTAAGCTTTTTCTAATCAGCTGTGCGTCAATCTTTATTTGATTCTCATCATTAAATGTTGATAGGTGTTTGATAATATTAGAGAATGTGTTTTTATTTTGTTCTTCATTTGATAGTTTAATATCAGATAAATCTATACCAACAAGTTTATTAGCCAGTTCTATGGTTTCTCGAAAAGTAACTGTTTGATCACCATTCTCTGACCAATCATATTTTTTATTAGATAAAATCCCTCTAATAAAACCAAGAATAGATTTCTTAAAAACTTTTTCACATCCATGGGTTCTACATACCCAATTACCTTTGTATTGGTCCCCCTGATGATAAAGATTTAATGCGGACTCATTGTCCCCACAATGAATAGGACATTTCATTATTACCATCTTAGACGATATCTTATATTCTAAATTAAAATAAGATAAAACATCTTCTATATTTTCACACAAGGCATCACACAGAACCTTGAGTTGGTGTTGATCATACGAACGGGATTTGGTCATTGTCTTCATCTAATACGAATCCTTCATCATCTGTAGTTTTATTGTTTAACATTTCTAGTCTAGTCTTACCTTCTGTAATCTTAGCACACCAACCCTTCATATGACAATTGATATAATCGTTATCATCTAAGCCACCGCCATGCCTACTAATTAATGGTATTAGTTTTCTGTTTCCAGCATTAGGACCATCCTCAGCAATTTCCTCATCACTTTTTCTTTTAAATATACTAAAATTACTACATAACCAAATGATTCGGTCAGAACCACTCGCAGAATCGGTACTTTCTTTGGTAATACCGTCCCTGTTTAATTGAATAAAGGCCACTATTGGAACCTTATATCTAACAGCAAAGTTGTGCAGGCTTGTCATCATAAATCCTAAAACTTGATATTCTTTTAGATCTTGACTCATTCCTGCACTATCCATTAGTTTTAAATAGTCATAAAATATAACACAATCTTTTGCTGTCCCATCTTCGTTTAATCCAACTTCTTTAACTAACCATCTTCTCATAATGGATAGTTGATCTTCAAAAGGTTTTCCGGCTATGCTCTTATGGTACATTTTCCTATTTTTTAATTCTTCAACGGCTTTAGAGATTTTTAGTTTTTTGTCTGGAGAATCAGCAAATTTACCAGTTTCAATATTATTAATCTCAATTTCGCTCATCATTGCCAATAATCTATTGATATGATCTTCTTTATTCATTTCAGTATCCATATTTAATATAGGAATACCAAGTTTGGCGATTTTCTCACCCATATTATCTGATAGCAAAGTTTTACCAGTCTTTGGTCTTGCTCCAATAACATTAATAGTTCCTTTTCGTAATCCTCCGCCAATAGCTTGGTCATAAATAGGAAAGCCTGTTGGGATACCAACTTGATCAATCTTATTTTCTTCTAGATTTTTAACATAATCTTCAATAGTAGAACCAATTTGTTCTGGTCCACTATCAGTATCACTTAATAAAGAAGTAAAATTAAAAACTGTATCTTCTGCTATTCCTATAATAGATGATATTGGTTCGGTCCCAGTAACATCTAAAATTTTATCTTTAGCTAATTCTAGCTGTTGTCTTAACAGTCTAGCAATTTCTAATTTTCTAATTTTTGCAGCAAATTTTCTTACATTGTCAATATTTACTGGAAAATCAAGAATTGCCCTTAAATGCTGTGCCTCCTCTTTTTTAGACAGAAGATGCTCGACACCTATTTCATTTGCTGACGTTAAAATTGAAGCAATATCTATTGAACCAGACTGTTTCTGATCTTGACTATAAATATTTTTTATACATTTAAAGATAACGACATTGCTATCAATAGTAAAAGATGACTCTTGAACAATATCTGCAATATCCAAATATGCATCTTCACCATATCTACAGATACCAGCAATAACTGCTCGTTCTGCCGACACATCCGCCAAAATTGTACTCATATATTTTTAGCCATTACTTGAGCAACATTTGTTGCATTTGTACCTATCAATAGACTCTACCACTCCTGGGTTGACCTTCTCTTTTTTCCCGCACACTCTACATATTACTTCAATAGGCGTGAACTGTCTAGTTCTAGGAACTGGTGGGAACTTTGATAATTTTTTATCTACGGCAACATCTTCTTTATGCATTCTAAATTCAGCCATTTGGTCAAATTTATTACCTGATTTAGTTTTATTATTTTTATTCTTTGACTGAACTGTATTTGTTTTTTTAGAAGAACTCTTTTTTGTACTACTAGAATTAACTTCATTTGGCAACAAGTTCTGCAACAATGAGATTAATCCTTTGATCTGATCCGGGTCTAAATTATTAAGATCCATGTTTCACCTTTGTTCTTTGTACTGACAATATTATATCTGATAAATTTTTTACACTATTTGCTAAATATGACAATCTATCTATGCGTTGTTGTGCATATTTTTTAATCTTATTCAGAGATGATGCCTTTTCATTATGCTTTATAGCTTGTAATGATTTTTCCACAAATCCATATCCCTTATAATTATTAATCTCATCAGCAATAGTTTCTTTGGTGGTTTCTTCTGCCCAATTGTGTCTAGCAATTTCTCTATTTAAAGTTCTTTGTAAAAAAAATGCATATTGTGCCAATCTATAGGATATTTGAGCACAATCTTCTGGAGTTAATTTTTCAACAGCGTCTCTATTCATAGTAAAATATGTATTTAGTTCATCTTCTGTGAAACCATGAACATCATTATATCTTCCTAATCCAATTGATGATTCATATTCATCTAGGATTTTATCCCAATGCTCTAATTGTTCTTTAGTTGTTGACAATGTAATTTCTCCATTCTGACTCTTGATTATATGGTAGGGGTACGTATTTTATACCATTGTGCTCACACCATTCTTGCTTTTCTCTATCTCTTTTTTGTGCTTTTAAAAAGTTTAACATATTACTATGATAAAAGGCAACAAACTTATAATGTTGTTCACCATGAACTTCAAAACATATCTTTTTAAGAGGAATGTAAAAGTCTAAAAATAATGTTTCTGATCTTCTGATTTGTACAGGAACTTCTTCTAGTATTTGTAGTGTAGGATATATAGAGGTAATAGCTTCTCTAGCCTTTAAATGTAAAGAAGACTTATTAGATACTTTACCCTTTGACATATTTCCTGTCAATAACCAATTATTTGTATTACCATCTAAATCTTTTACTAGCATTTTATGCCCAGTGTGCCTTTAATATTTTTTACCAATTCGTCATATGCTTCTGTGTGTTCTAACAAATAGTTTCTAACCTTCTCAGCACCCTGAAATTTGGGCTTATCTTCTAATGAGGTCAGGGTATACCAAGCACCACCCTTATGAATAAGTCCAATATCAGACGCTAGTGTAATAGCTTCCATATATTTGTCAACACCCTGTCCATAACGAATATAGCTTGTGATATTACCTCCTGGTGGGCCTAATGCTGAACATATTACTTGCCATT